TCATTCCCTCATTAAATTTAGTATATCTACAATCTCGTCTTTGTCCTTATGTTCTGTTGAAGCTATTATTTTTATATATTCATTAGCTTCCTGTTTAGATATTTTTGTTGCTGGGAAATCATTGTTTATTGTTTTTATTTTCAACATGATTTCATCTAGTTTGTCATTGTCTATATTTGTTTTCATTAGACATTCTATACTCTTAAACAAGTAGAATAATGCTGCTTCACAATGCGTTTGCCTAAGTTCGTTAACTCCCTGGAAAAAGAATGTGAGGTACATGTTGTGATATAGGATATTGTTTGAGCTTTCATCTATATCTTCTTTGACAGAACGCCTAATCTTTCTTTCCAGGAACAACTCATTTATTATATGTACAAACATATATATGGTAACTGTTGCTGTTAAGACTGATATCAATAAGTTCGTTCCTTCAAAAGTAAATGTAGGTACTTTCGATTTAGACAACCAAACTGCCAATCCACTTATGACTATTGCCAAAATACTTAATCCCAAAGCCCAATTCTCTTTTTTCTTCATAACCACTCTATATAATGTACGCGAAACCGCGCTAAGGTTAAATAATGTTTATATACTGAATAAATGCAGTAATTGTTTTGTATTACTGCATTTATTCAGTATATTTGCATCATCAATCAATCACGAAAGCAAAGATAGGCGATCGTGATGAGTTGAGCAATAATACGAACATATTAAAATTCACGGTTATGGCACGAAATTATGAAACAGCACTTGCAGAACTCAATAGTTCAAACGCAGAACTTGCAGAGATTGAAGCAATGACAGACGAAAAAACCTGCTATATATATAATGTAGACAGCAAGTCAGAAATCGTGAAAATTATCTCTGAAGATATAGAAGCTCTCGAAAGAGAAGTAGAATATCTCACTCCTGAGATTTACGAACCCGAATACGATTACTAACACATAAACACACACGATTATGAAAACGAATTTCAGACACAAAGTATTTTGCATGGCTTACGAGCTAATGACAGCTACCGGTAAAGCATTTGCAGTATGTCTTTCTCGCGCATGGGCTTTGTACCGCTTAACAAGACAGATGCACAAGGGCGTTGTAACTTTCGCTTATGAAAAGGCGGATGGTTCGCTTCGCAAGGCTAAAGGTACTCTCAAAGACGTTCAGAACCTTATCAAAGGGACTGGATCAGAAAATTTCAAGACGGTTCGCTACTTCGATGTAGATGCGAACGGATTCAGATCATTCAAAGTAGAAAACTTCATAACAGCCTATTAAGGCAAAGGGTGTAAGCCGAAGGTGTTCGGCTGGTGATGGATAGCGTTCCAGACTGTGTTCGACTCACAGACACTCACAAAATGTATATAACACGGTTATACCGTGCGCTTACCTGCAATATAGCAGACGCGAGTTAATCGGCTACAGGCAATAACCACCGATACGTTCACATGGCTAAGGTAATAACTGAAAGTTGTAAGCATGGCTTTTAAATTTTCTTTTAGTAGAAATTCAATAAGATACATATACATAAGCCCGTCCGGTCTCGATACCGGAAACAATCCGTAGAAGGTATGGCGGGCACAATAAAATATGCGCTAATCCCATGAGGCATATTTTATTTTAATGGGAGGCAATACTGGCCAAATGGTATGACAGATTGGAAAAGACAATCAGAAATGACGACAAAGCGGAAAGACGCTTAAACTGAGAACGCCAGTTATGCGTTAATTTAATTCAATTTATCCCCTGCCTGTCTATAATTCAGGTTAGTAACCGTTGGAGGTTGCAGGGGAACATCAGAATGGCTTAATAGTTGCCGAACCTATTGGCACCAGATATAAATAAATTCTAACGCTTATGAAAAAGATAATTGACTCAATACAGTTTGAATCACCGATCCAGGCTGTAATCTGTGTTGTGATGGCTTTGTTCGCTGTGATATGCTTTGTCGGCATCTTCTATAATCCCTTTCACATCCTATTCTTTATTGGATCGGTTTCGGTGTGTAGGGTTTGCTATACTAATTGGTAATTAAAAATAAGAATATGGATACAACAACTATCGATTTTGAAGCAACTGAAGTGTCTATCAAAGATGGCAGTTCCGGGACAGTGAGTATTGAATGCGAGTTGGATAACAGAGACATTGAGTCTCTATTATCTCAACTGGATTTTGAAAAAGTTAAAAGCTATGTTTTTGCTAACATTTAAAATATAGAAGTATGGAAACTAAAGGCATTGAAGAAATGACAAAAGACGAACTGATTGAATTGGTGTCGTCACTGAATAAAGAACTTGAAGGTACGAAAAAAGACCTTGAACTCTATCGGGATTGGAAAAATCGAGAAGAAACGGGTAGGATATTGGCTGAAAAGAAAATATCGGTTATAAAAGCTCTTTTCGAAGTTGTTTAATTCGTTTTGTGTTTAGCGTGAAAAGCAGCCGGGTGAAAGTCCCGGCAAACGGACGGTTGTGTTTCGTGGGCTGAAACTATGGTGAGGTGCACCAATAATCCATGAGGCCGGTTCGACTCCGGCACCGTCCACTATTAAATAAATCATATTATATGGAAGTGGAAAAAGGAATCATGCCCCGAATGAGGGATTTAAAAAAGGGAAAGAAAATAACTTTCCCGATCAAGAAGGTTTGCACAGTTCGAAATAATGTATCATTGCTTAACGCGCAAGGATACAATGAAGGACATAAATGGAGGTCTGAAACAAACGTTCCTAAAGGGACGGTTACAGTATTCAGGGATTCTTAATCTTAATACACACACGATTATGGAAAGAATATTAACTGAACTCACTCTTGAATGCGAAAAAACGGCTGTTTTATATCTGAAAGGAAGCGAGAAAAAAGAGATTGCAGAAATGAAATGTAGGGCAATAAGCACTATAAACAACCAGATACAAACAGCAATGAGTGTTCTCAATGTAAGAAATGGGAGAGAATTAGCATCGCTATATTACGAACGGATTCTTAAGTCAGCTATTGCCTGCTGTCTTCTTCTTATCCTGATCCTGGATAGTCACTTTGAAATGCGCCGGCAAAGAATCCGGACACGATCGAATGCAAATGTAGAACTTGTTGCCCGATCCCGAACCAGGGTGAGAGGGCGCGATATACCATTAGCAGCATGACTCTTGAAAATAGAATGTACTCTCCTTTAGAGGTATTAGACATTGCAGAACAATACGCAGAGAGTAAATCGAAAAGACTTATCACAGAAACGGTTCGTACAACTCTCAGGACGATCGGTATCCTTAAGCCAACAATGAACCGATCAGAGGCAGAACGTGAAGCTGGTTCCCGCCGAAAGGTGGCCAACGCTCTTAAAAATGGTTCACTACGTTGTGTGAAGAAAGGACGAAACGTAATTATCAACCGTGATGACTTCGAGTCATGGCTGAAAGAGAATGAATTTAACTAACCTGTGAAGGCTGTTTATTAATAAGTTGCTTAACCGGATTGCCCGGGGTGGTCTGAATGTTTTCTCCTTGTCAAGCGAGACTGGGCCGGGTTCGATTCCCGGAGACTGACGATATTTAGTATTAACATTAAAATAACACGATTATGTCGCTTATTAAAAAATCAAACGAATTAGTGATACCATCCACCATAAAGATGATGGTATATGGTCAGGCAGGTATGAGAAAAACTACTACCGCCCTAAGTGCTCCGAGGCCTTTATTGTTAGACTTCGATAACGGTGTTAAACGCGTGAATATGTCGCATCTTGATGGCGTGGATATTGTTCAGATAACGGGGTGGAGTGACGTTTCCAGCGTATTGGCAGAGGATTTATCTTCTTACCGAACAATAGTTGTTGATACCATTGGTAAGATGATGGATTTCATTATCTCTTATAAATGTGGAACACGTCAGCCCAGAGTTAATGACTGGGGTGGAATAAATCTCGAATTTAGCGGGTTCGTTCGCAATCTATCAAATTTGAACAAGAATATCATCTTCGTCGCTCACCGAGATACGCGAAAAGAAGGTGATGATACTGTTTTCATCCCTGCGTTGAGAGAGAAATCTTATAACTCTATCGTTACGGAATTGGATTTACTTGGCTATATGGAAGCACGTTCAGAAAACGGCAGAGTAAAGTGTTCTATCACTTTCGACCCAACTAACCGAAACGATGGAAAGAATACCTGTAATCTTCCTTCAGTTATGGAAGTGCCTACTATTTTGGATGCAAATGGAAATCCGACGGGAAAGAATGATTTTATCACGACAAAAGTTATTAATCCTTATTTGGGTATGCTTGCTGCAAAGAAAGCAGATGCAGAGAAGTATGATAAAGTAATTGCAGAAATCAAAGAACAGATAGAGTATATTACCGATGCTACTTCTGCAAATGACTTTGCATCCAGGATCAATGAATTTGAGCATGTGGGTAGTTCGTTGATTATGGCACGTGATATGTTTGCTAGTAAAGTCAGATCGCTGGGTTTGGTTTATGATAAAGCGACTAAGACATACGGGGATGCAGCAGCCTAAGTATAAATTTTATGCCACTATTCTCGATTCTTTTTGGGGATATTTGAATAGTGGCATAATTTATCAGAAGTATTGGGGATTCTCGGAGAATCCAGAACACACAGAGGAGGAGTTTCAGCAAAAACAATTCGATGAACTGATAAATAGGATAAACCGGGTTCCTTTTGATAGTGAAAAGGCTGATCGTGGCACTTGTTTTAACGAATTGGTAGACGCCTTGATTGAGAATCGTAAACCGAATAATGTTGAAGTTGAACGGGTAGCAGGTGAAAATAATCGTTTGTGGTATCGGGCTATTTACAATAATCGTACGTTCGTTTTTCCCGTATCATTATGTACAGAGTTCTCAAACTATTTTAAAGGAGCTCTAACTCAGCAGAGGGTAGAGGCGGTTTTGCCAACTTGCTTTGGTGATGTTCTTGTTTACGGACTGATTGACGAACTTATGCCTATGGCTGTTCATGACATTAAGACGACAGGCAATTACTACGTTGGTAAATTTAAGGATCACTTTCAGCATCTTGTTTATCCTTACGCTCTTATGCAAAATGGATCGGATGTACGGACATTTGAGTACAATATCGCAGAGTTCAATAAAGGTGGTTTTCCGGTAGGTACTTATACAGAAACCTATCTGTTCAATCCAGAACGTGATATTCCAATTCTTACCTCTCATTGCGAAATGTTCATTGCATTTCTGGAAGAAAACAAAGACCTGATAACAGACAAGAAAATCTTTGGATTAGAATGATCTTCAATTTGAATAATCCTTACGAAGTAGATAAGTATAAGAAGTATGTGAATAAGCTTTTTAAAGAGAGGGCGGTTGTTGAAGTAAAGAAAAGGCTCCCAATCGCTCTTTAAGCCAAAACGCATATTTGCATTTATTACTTAGTTGGTTTGCCTGTGAGACAGGGTATAGCCTGGATGAAGTCAAACTGGATTACTTCAAAAAGACATGTAACCGCGATCTATTCGAGCGAAAGAAAGTGAATAAGAAAGGACATGAGATCACTTACATGCGAAGCAGCTCTGAACTTACTACGGGTGAAATGACAACTGCGATAGAGAGGTTTAGAAACTATTCTTCGGCTCAAGCAGGTATTTATTTGCCGGCACCGAATGAGAATCAGTTTTTAATCCATATACAGCAGGAAATACAGCGAAATCAAGAATTTATATGACAGCATACATAAACACGGTGGCCGAAGCTCACGAAGAAGAAAACAGAGCTTTGGCCTTACTTCATTCTGTAAAGAATACAGAAAAGAAAATGATAAAAGAAGGCCGGCTGGTAACTCTTTCGATCGGTACCGCTCTGATCGAGACTACCAACCCGGAGAAATATAAATCACTTATACTTTAAATTATGACACGAAAAGAGAACATTGAAAGATTGCAGAACCTGGTACAGGAAAAGAGGCAGGAGATTACCGCACTGCAAAATCAGATTGGCGAAGAAATGGTTGCTGACTTTTATGAGTCGCATGGACTGAAAGAAGGCCAACACTTCTTTTATCAGGAGAAGGAGTGCATTGGCGTTGAATTGGCAGCAAATTCATACTTTTTGAAAGCTCTTCCTCTTACCGCAAAAGGTGAAGTCTCAAAGAAGGGACTGATAATTTATAGTGACAAATCTGTTAAACCGTTATAGTATGGATAAGTTTTTAGGCCAAGAAATCCCCGAAAAGGATAGATGGCAATTTTTACAGGATAATGCCGATGCAGTGGAAGAGATTGGCTATACCCACCGTTTTACACCAGATGAGTTGGCACAAAAGAAAGAATCTCTCGCTGAAACTTCAATCAAAATCAATGATATTGAAGTCGAGAAGAAAGAAGTCGTAGACGGGTATAAAGAACGACTTAAACCTTTGAATGAGGTGAAAGTAAAACTTCTTGAAAATATCAAGAAGGGTTCTGAATATGTAGATAATGAGGAATGTGTTAAAATACTCTTTCATGAAGAAAAGATGGTCGGGTATTATAATCAACTAGGGGAATTGGTTTATTCCCGTCCGATCATGCCTCAAGAAATGCAAAAGACAATTTTTAATATGAATCGTAAAACAGGAACAAATGACTGAAAGTAAATTAAACGTGGTTGTGCCGAAAGATTACAACGGTGCACCAATTGAAGTTGTATTGAGAGAAGGTGAAGCTGCTAAACAACTTCCCAAAAGAGAACCTATTCCAGTAAATATTACTGGAACGATTGATAGTCCTTTACGTTGGCTTGAAAAGCGTGTTGAATTAATCAATCAAAAGACTGCTAATATCACGGTAAACCGTGATGATATGGAGATCAGCCTGATAGATAAAGAAAACGACTACTATAATAATGGTATTCGTGGTGTATTGGAAGCTTCCAAAGAAATGAAGGAGTTTGGCATTAACGGCGATAAGAAATGGGATCCAATTAAACTATCCAAATTTTTGAAGATGCACCGTGCCTTTTTTACTGACAAGTCACAGAATATGATGCTTGTTTCTACCTTGAAGAACTTCAAAGCTAAAGTAAACCAGGACATCGAGCGCAGCAAGGAAGAAAACGGTAGCAAGGTGGATAACTACTCGCAGGTGGTTGATTCAAATTTACCGAAGTCTTTCAAGCTGAATATTCCTCTTTTCAAAGGCTTTGCTTGCGAAGAAATCGAAGTTGAGATTTACGCAGACGTTGACGGTCGAGATGTTTCCTTATCTCTTGTGTCCGCTGGTGCAAATGAAGCGATTGAAGAATATAAGAATAAAGTAATTGACGAACAACTGGATGCGATCAGACAGATTGCTCCTGATATTGTAATCATTGAAGTATAATTAATTAACAAACAAAGCCGCTGTAAAGGACAGCGTGAGGAGAATGCCCTCTGTTTATATTATTAATTTTATTATCCCGGTGTCTGGTGGTTCGGTATCCGGGAACAGTTACAGTCGTGAGACAGGAGTTTATGTGTAATAATCGCGAATAGCCGGGTGAAAGTCCCGGCATACGGGCGGTCAGTGTTCTGGGATGAAACGTTACAGAGTGCGCACGATGTAAAGAGATCGGTTCGATACCGGTATCGTCCACAAACCCAAGCGAAGTGATGCGAAAGTGGCTTTAGCTCTGCAGAGCAAATTTTATCGGTACGCAGCCATCGGTACGTTGGCAATGATGTTAGTGCCCCGGGGAATCCGCTCCGGGGTTTTTTACTGAACAAAATTTTATCACCATGAATATAGAATCTTTAAACAGTTGGTCAGAGGCTTTATCGATAGTCGCTGCCATTCTCGGTATCATGGCTCTTATCTGGATAGGCCTATGTTTGATTAATCAAAAGCGAAATCGGCGATGGTAATGGACTTTGGACGGGAACCGGATTATGAACCGGATGATTTTGATAACTATAATTTCGACTGATTATGTATTACATAAAACGAACTAAGGCTAAAAAGAAAGATAAGCCTTTACCCTTGTTTGATAAAGCAGGGGTAACAGTAAAGAAGAAGCCGGATCTGAAAGCGAAACTAGATAAAGAGTTTTCCTTGTTCATCCGGCTTCGTGATGCTATGCCAAACGGATATTTTAAATGTATCTCTTGCGGTCAGATAAAGCCGTTTGAGCAGGCCGATAACGGGCATTACATAAACAGGCAGCACATGAACACTCGTTTCGACGAAATGAATTGCAACGCTCAATGTAGGCACTGCAACCGCTTCATGGAGGGCAACATTCAGAACTATCGAAAAGGTTTGATTGCTAAATATGGAGAACAGAGAGTAATCTTGCTTGAAGCGAAACAGGGTATAAGTCGAAAGTTTTCCGATTTTGAGTATGAGCAGCTTATCAAATATTACAAGGCACTTAATAAGAAATTACGAAAGGAAAAAGGACTATGACAGAGAAGATAACTAAAGTTCTATCATTATTAGAAGATGCAAAAATGCTAATTTTAGAATTAGAAGAAGAGGTTGTAAAAACAAGGGAAGTAACAGACGAAAGATTATCAATGCCAATATCTGTTTTAAAATTAAGCAGGAGGGCAAAATACGGTATATCGGATTTAGAAGTAACAACGATTGGTGAGCTTGTAAGATTTACGGAGTCGGATTTAATGAGCCTACGTAATATAGGGAGTAAAACTTTACGAGAAATTTCCGAAGAACTATCTAAAATAGGACTACAATTAGGTGATAACGTATCCATCAGGCAACAAAAGATAAACGAGATTCTTTCTCACATAAAAAGATAGCTATGGGGTACGTATTACGTGATTACCAACAAAAAGCCTCTGATGCTGCCGTTTCTTTCTTCAACAACAAGGCGAAGAAAACAAATGCCATCATGGTATTACCTACGGGAAGTGGAAAATCTCTCATTATAGCAGATATAGCGTCACGTCTTGACGGGCACACATTAGTGTTTCAGCCCTCGAAAGAGATACTTGAGCAGAATTTCAAAAAGCTAAGTTCATACGGTATCCTTGACTGTTCCATTTATTCAGCTTCATTTAACTCAAAAAAAATAAGCCGAATAACCTTTGCTACCATCGGGAGCGTGAAAGGGCATCCCGACCTATTCGGTCACTTCAAAAACGTGATAATAGATGAATGTCACCTCGTCAATCCCAAAGAGGGAATGTACAAAGACTTCTTGTCTGTCCTAAACTGCAAAGTGCTAGGACTAACCGCAACACCTTACAGATTGAGTTCCTCACAGGATTTTGGCTCCATGCTTAAATTCATAACCCGAACCCGTCCTGCAATTTTCAAAGAGGTTATTTATCATGTACAGGTATCTACTTTGCTGGATTTGGGATATTTAGCAAAACTGAATTACTACCCAATGAATCCATTGGGATGGAACGAACTAAATCTGAAAGTCAATACCACAGGAGCAGATTATACAGACAAGTCAGTCCAAAGAGAATACGAACGAATAGATTTTTACGGATATCTCGTTCACATCGTTCAACGACTGGTCGATAACCAAAAGACGGGCATCAAGAGAAAGGGTATTCTAGTGTTTACCCGGTTCTTAAAAGAAGCCGAACGCCTTACTTATTCTATTCCCGGTTGCGCTATCGTTTCGGGTGACACTCCAAAAGGAGAGCGTGAGAGAATACTAGAAGCGTTCAAATCTGGCGAAATCCCGGTAGTTGCTAATGTGGGAGTATTGGTTTGTGGATTCGATTACCCGGAACTTGACACCATTGTGCTCGCACGTCCTACGATGTCGTTAGCATTATATTATCAGATAGTAGGCAGGGCTATCAGACCGCATAAAGATAAAGAAGCAGCTTGGTTTATTGATTTGTGTGGCAATATAAATAGGTTTGGAAAGGTTGAAGATTTGAAATTAGTTGATGGAGGAAATGGGAAGTGGTCTGTTTGGAGTAAGAATAAGCAGTTGACAAACGTATATTTTCAGTAGCTATTTTGTTTTTTAAGAAATTTGAGCTATCTTTGCATCATACTTCGCCAAAGTATGACATATTATAGTTTGATAGACTGCATTTTTTGTGATGTTTTGACAGCTATATTCTGTAAAGATATAAGCCGTTAGTTTCCCTCACGGGCTGCTATCATTCTATGATGTAGTCGTACTTTGGCGAGTAAAAGGGAGCTAACGGCTTTCTTATTTTATAAACTCAAATTTCATTCGTGAATGCCAAAGTACAATGAAATCAGAGTTAAGGCGAATAGTAGTAACCGCAACTTTGCGCCCAGCAGTGCGAAAACTGTATCTTATCGTAAGTTTGAAATAGAGAAGAACGCCAAAAACAGGGCTTACTATTTCATCCTGTCAAATGGACTTTTAGAAGCATTTGCAGAGTTCTGCAAAACCTATCATTTGAGCGACCCTCACAAGGGTTGTTTGAAAACCATATTGTCTAACCTCTAATCATTTTTTTTCTTATGGAAGAGATTTGGAAAGATATAGTCGGATATGAAGGGCTATATCAAGTAAGTAATTTGGGCAGAGTGCAATCTTTGCCAAGGGTAAACTTGTGTGTTAATAGAAAATATGTCAGAAAGGGAAAAGTTCTGAAAGGTATGTCTGACAAGGACGGATATTTATATGTTCTTCTTAGCAAAGAAGGCGTTCAACGAAAATTCTTAATACATAGACTTGTTGCCAAACATTTTATACCAAATCCGCAAAATTTCCCACAAGTGAATCATAGAAACGAAGTAGTCGATGATAACCGATTGGAAAATCTTGAATGGTGTGATTGCGTGTATAACATTCGGTATGGTACAGGTATCAAACGAAGGGCAAAATTGCAAACAAATAAGCATGGTGCAAAGGCTGTTTTGCAATTTACGTTGGATGGTGAATTTGTTGGAGAATTTCCGTCCACAATGGAAATAGTTAGAGTTTATGGATTTAGGCAGTCTCATATTAATGAGTGCTGTCTTGGAAAAGCAAAATCATCTTATGGATATGTATGGAAATATAAAGACAAGAGGACGTAACAACAAATACGTCCTCTATTTATGTGGTAATATCAAACGATTTGGAGAAGTGAAAGACCTAAAGCTCGTTGATCCGACCGGTCGGGGGCTTTGGCAAGTGACTTCTAATGGTAGGCAATTAACTAACGTATATTTCTAGTATGGATATATTAAGCATAATTGATCGTCTTCAGGAAAAGAGACGATCTGAAAAGATAACACCGGATCATGTACCGGAAGTGGAGTTGATGAATACAATCCATGCAGAGGCCAGGAAAGAACTCAATGAACTCTTTTCTGCTGGTAAGATTGGAATTGCTAAGACGCTAAATTCAAAGGCCATTTATATAAAAGCAAAGTAATATGAAAAGAGGATTAAGCAGACTTACATCTAAAGAGTTATCCATGCTGAACAAGATCGTAAATGGAAAAAGGGTTGTTTCTTTCTATTCCGAGAATGGGGACATTATAAATGATGTGATGCCTTCTTCTGAAAAACTTAGAAAATTCAAAGCTAAACATGATATTATTTATGCCCTTGATGGAACAGAAGTAAAACGACTGCCGATCGGAGGTAGAGCAATATATCTTTTTACAGAGAATCATGGCATAAGCTCAAAAATGAAGGATTCCATTCGCGAAGAGACCATGAAATTAAACGATAGCGTAAAAAGAAAAGTGTATGATAGAGATGGCAGGGCTTGTGCAATTTGTGGAAGCTTCGAAAAGCTTTGCATAGACCATATCTTACCAGTATCAAGAGGCGGCTTTACCGCATTAGATAATTTACAAGTTCTATGCGAAAGATGTAACTTGCAAAAAAGCAACATGACGATGGAAGAATTTGAAATATGGAGGAATAAGCATGGCACGACCAGTAAAGCAGGGGATTGACTATTTCCCATTTGATGTTAGTTTTTTCTCTGATGTAAAGATTAGAAAGATTGCTCGCGCTTGTGGTGCTAATTCTACTTCTATACTTATTTGCCTGCTGTGTAATATTTATAAAGATAACGGGTATTACATTTTGTGGGACGAAGATTTGCCTTTTGTTATTGCTGACACAGTTGGGGTTTCCGAGGGCGCAGTAAAGGAAGTGATGTTAAAGGCTTTGCAAGTTGGATTTTTCGATCAGTCTTTATACGAGAGGTATAAAATACTAACATCAAGAGGAATACAGAGCCGATTTAAGGCTGCCGTTTATAAACGTGAAGAGATAGAATATATCACTGATTATTTAGTTTCGGATGTCAGGAACTCAATTACTGATGTCCGAAAAGGAGTTAATGACATCGGAAGTACACAAAGTAAAGTAAAGGTAAATAGAAAGAAAATAAAATCTAAAGAAACCTCTACTAGCGTAGAGGCAAAGAAAGTCGAACAAGCGAAAAAGCTTGCCGCGGCTAAAGCCGCTACTCTCAAACGTAAAGAGGATTTTTATAATTCACTGGTTCCCTATGTTGTTCGATATGGCAAAGAAATGATACGTGCTTTCTTCGACTACTGGTCTGAACTGAATAAGTCAGAAACTAAAATGAGACTTGAAACTGAAAAGACCTGGGAGCTAGCTAGACGGCTTTCAACCTGGGCGAACCGGGAGAAAGTACCTAAAGAACCAAAGAAATCAAATTTCACCAATCATGACAACAACAAAGAATACACAGACTTTTGATGCCATATTTCAGGAAATGAAGGTTCATGGAATGAAATTACCCTCTGATAAGGTCTATTTGAATATTCCTGATTCGCGTAGGTTACTTTTTTCTGCAATTAGATACTTTGTATCTCTCGAGAAAAAAGAAGCTTTATGGCTTCCTGAATACGAAAAGGTTGCAAGCTGGCTAAATGATAACGGTGGTCGGGGACTTTTCCTTTATGGAACTTGTGGACGTGGGAAATCGATTCTTTGCCGGTATGCTTTGCCTGCTATCTTACTCAAATATGCCAGCAGGGTTGTCTCTGTGTTTGATATCCAGGATATGAACAAAGATATAGATTTAGTCCTATCGAAGCATATCATCAGCCTGGACGATATTGGCACCGAGGAAGTTAGCATTAAGTACGGAGAACGTCGGATGGCCTTTGCCGAGGTGATGGATGCGGCCGAGAAACATGGAAAGCTAGTGATTGTTTCAACCAACCTCAATGAAAGAGATTTAAGGGAGCGCTATGGTGATCGTGTTCTTGACAGGATAAAAGCGACAACGACCCGCGTAAAGTTCGTAGGGGAGAGTTTAAGAAAATAATAACTAATCATAAAATCGGAATTTCCGAACAACTGAAAATAGCAGAGTAGGTCATAAAACTAAAATAGCGATCCAGCTTATTTTAGTTTCGGTAGAAAAAGTAAAATAACAACTAAAAAACAAGTGAATCATGGAAGCAAAATATAATGGTGCATGGTATAACGATGTTTATCAATACAGCAATGGCTGTATCTTAATAAAAGAACTTGGTAAGGCGTTTAATCAAGAGGAACTTGAATGTCTTATTCTGGGAGAACGTCCAGAACATAAAAATGAATCAGGCTTCTTCATGGTATATGTAGAAGGCGGCCGAGGTCCATCTTATGTACATAGAGATTTGTGTAGTACGGAAGAAGAAGCAAAAAAGGATTGCTCTACTTACAAGCAGAAAAACATACGTTCCGGCTTCTTATAAATCGTATTTAATCAGAAATATAGAAGAGTCCAAATGTGTTCCAAACATAGATGATCTTCCTTTTTAAAGCCAGAAAACTCAAATGAAAAATAAAATAGAATGCTTGCTAGCTGCTGTACTTGTTGTTTTATCTGTCATATTCATCGTAGGGGTTGTAGGGCTTATCCTTCCAAGATATTGGATTACGGCTATTGCTCTGGTTTATTGCATATATCTCCTCTATAGGATTCTCAATCCAAAGAAAAGATACTATTTCGTTACATATTGGCTTCCCCGGGGCGGTAGAGGCAGGATATTCATCGTCTGTGACAAGTTCAGAGTTTGTGACATAGAAAAGGATATCGCAAACGATAATAGCGAAGAAAATGTAGTTATTGACTATTACAAGCAAATTTCCAAAGAGGAGTATGAATATCAAACAGATACAACTATAAAAAGTTATGAGAGTAGGAATAGTAGGTACGCCTTGCGCTAAGATGGATAGCCTTAAAGCAGAGTTACTAGCAAATGCCATAGAGGTTGAAATAATTCCTCCAAATGTAATTCCACCTGATCAGGCTATTAGTGACGAGAATATCTTCGAACTAAAAACAATAACCGAATTGAATTTTGCCCTCCCATTTGAGGAATCCAAACACAAAGGACAACCCTGGAAGAAGAAGGGAAAGAATAGTCGGTTTTAACTAACAATTAAAAAGAACTGAATCAAATGGGAAAAGTACACGCCTCTCTATTCTCCGGTTTCGGAGCTGCCGATCTCGCTGCTACCTGGATGGGCTGGGATAATGCTTTCTGGTGTGAGATAGACGACTTCCCACGAACGGTGTTAAGCTACTGGTTCCCGAAATCAAAAGGATATGGGAACATTAAAGAAACAGACTTCACGCCTTGGCGGGGAAAGATCGATGTTCTCACAGGAGGGTTCCCCTGTCAGCCCTTCAGTGTGACCGGACGGCGAAAAGGACAGGAAGACGACCGCTATCTCTGGCCAGAAATGCTTCGCGCAATACGAGAGATACGACCCAATTGGATTATTGGTGAAAACGTTGGTGGAATCATTAGCATGGTACAACCCGGCAGTGAAACTGAAGTGGAACATCAAGCCGCTTTATTTGAAGAGACTGACAAGGAAACGATACTCGAACAAGAATACGTTGTCGAAACCGTCTGCCGAGATCTTGAGCAAGAAGGATATTCCGTCCAGCCGGTTGTTATTCCGGCTTGTGCCGTCGGTGCGCCACACAGAAGGGACAGGATTTTCTTTATTGCCTACTGTTCAGACGCAAGGGCTGAACAGTAGGCAACGAGAAGGGAAAGACGGAATTTATCAATCTGAGTTTGTTACCAACTCCGAATGCAAGGGAAGCGGACAAATACAGCAAGAAATACAATCCGAACAGTCAGATGGGAACTGCATTGACTGCGTTGGCAATGAACGGGATGCTACCTACACCAACCAATTCGATGGTCACGTATCAAGATTTTGTTCAGGCAGGATACCACAGTTCGAAACGTCCGGAATACGGATTGATACCGACACCCGTATCCAACGATGCGAAAAATAGTGCCCCATATCCGAGTCAGGAGAATCGAGATTCAATAATGGGTTATTTGATGCGTCAAGGCGTAACTGGCGAGACTTCCCGACTCAACCCCCTGTTTGTCGAGGAAATGATGGGCTTCCCTTTGATGTGGTGCGTCTTACCATTTCTCTCACAGCTTGGTGTACCGGATCAATCAAAGGGTACGGAAACGCTATAGTCCCACAGGTGATGTATGAGATATTTAAAGCAATAGAAACAATTCAAGAATAAATATAAATGAAGGTAGTAACAATCATGTGCTTGCTGGCCATACTCGCCGGATGCACATCACACCGAAAGGTAGTTTCAGAGAGAAAAAACAGGTTCACAGAACAGTTTCAACAGGCGGATTCCGCTTTTAACAAGCAATACGGAAAGGAGGATAATTATGGGAAATTATTACGATGAAAACGGTGTATATCATGTGATACCGAAGGAAGATGATGCTTTAGAAGAAGGATGCTACGCTTGGAAAGGATCATCTACTAAAGAAGGTAATAACCGAAAAGCTATTGCCAAGCGGAGAAAGAGAAACAAGAATAAGAAAACTCATAGATAAAATATAACGAATCATGGAAACAATTGGTCAAGCAAGACTTTTAGCTTCAAACAAGGTGATCGATCGTGTTAAGGAAGATTTGATAAAGACCTGGCCGCGATCTGCCTTATTAGGATGTGCTGCCGATGGCTTTAACGAAGGTGTTACCTATGAGCGTCGAAAAGCTATTGAAGCCTATAAAAAATCATGCGATTTCAATGCCCCTGGGTGTTGTGGTTGTAAGAACTCTAAAAGGGAATGTGACTGTGAACAGCTAAAGGATTTTATTGCAGAATTAGATAACAACTAAAAAAATAAATGAAGTATGAATATAAAAAATACTGAATATGACTTGGAAAGAATTAAGCGATAGAATCTCCCGTATGACAGAAGAAGAACAACAGCAAAACGTCGCTGTTTGGGGAGAAGATTTTAGTTTGCGTAATAATTGTTGTCTCATGAAGACTTCGGAAGATGAGTACTATAATGATAAATGGATGGATTGTTGTATTGGAACTGGAGAGTTAAGTGAAGAGGATTTAAAAGATCCTGATACTAAATTGGTTTGTAAAGCTGGGATGTATTATGTATTTGGATAACAACTAAAAAGTCATGAAGCTAAAAGATATAGCAATCCAATTGGCTAACCGAATAAACCAGCCAGCCGTAATCGAAGTATATCTTCGACAGGTATATGCGAAAGGTTTTGTAGACGGAACCAAACAATCTCCTTGGATAAGCGTGAAAGAAAGGTTGCCATACGATCAAAATATCGTCTTGGTAAGAAGCGAATATGGAGGAAAAGCTACAGCATATTATCATGGTTATAGTAGCGGGTTTATAATTTACGGAGAAGAAGCCTATAAGGTTTTTGGAGAAGTAACGCATTGGATGCCAATACCGGACTGCGAAGAAGGCTAAACGTTTGCTCGCCTCATTTATAAGGTGAGCAAATGAGGAAGCTTTGAAAATTAATAATCATATAAATATAAATAAAGCATGAGCAAACTTAAAGAAGCTGTTAAAGAATATGTTGAATCTTTTCCTTGGAAAAGAGGATCTGATTATAGTCAAAAATATTGCCATGATGCTTTTATCGCTGGAGCCCAATGGCAACTACAGCAATTAGGCCATTCCGATCCTCCCGGAGAACAAGGAGCGGACGGTACTATAATCATTAAAGAAGTGATGAAAGAAAAGGCTATCGAAGCCTTTAATGAAGCGATGATTTATTTCGAATCACCGGACTGCCCGACAGCGGAAGAAGCCTTGAAGCATTTTATCGCTTGCCTGGATCAGGGACTAGATAGTGGTTGTTCGGAAAAACCGAACAACCAGATATGTGGAGATTGTGACGCTTATTGTGAATGTCAGATGGCCGGCGCCGAACATAATGACGTTGCCTGCCCGGGGTTTGACGATAGTGTATTGAATCAATTAAACAACAAAGATCATGGATAAAGAACATTTTGAACAGGAGTTAGAAGAGTGGCGTAATATCCAAGCTACAATATTGGAGTTCCTCGGAAGATGTAGCACCGAAACAACGGCCTACGTCTGTGGAGCATTGGACGAATTAGCGGAGAGTTTAGAAGACTGGTAGGCTCAATCATGGAATGTAGATATAAACCGGAGAAATGGGTAAGTGCAGACAGGTCGCCTCATGATTATCCGATCGGTACAAAATTCAGGGCTTTAAACGGTGGATATTGGACACGGGACTCGTATGGTTTCAAATGGTGCAGTGGGGCAACGTTCCCTACTCCAGGAGGTGATTGGGATGGAACAGTCTGTTTTCCCGATTAGGTTCATATCACGAAAGATATGAATTATTCATAAAATGTGAAATAAAAAAGCCAGCAGTACAAAACTTGCCGGCCCGAGATATCCCAACTCGTCTTGTAGCAACAAAATGTGAACCGTGCCGGGCTCGAACCGGCGACCTCTGCCCTGTCAAGGCAGCGCTCTGAACCAACTGAGCTAACGATTCGCAACAAAAATAATGAATTTATTTAATTAACAATGAGTTTGAATAAAGTAATCTTAATAGGAAATTCCGGAAAAGACCCGGAGGTCCGCTATTTCGATAGTGGTATTTGTGTAGCTTCATTCTCTTTAGCAACAACAGAAAGAGGATATACATTATCAAACGGTACCCAGGTGCCGGAACGAACCGAATGGCATAATGTAGTCTGCAAAGGCGACCAGGCCAAGTTCGTAGAGAAATGGGTTAAGAAGGGATCTTCTCTCTATGTGGAAGGCAAAATCAGGTACCGGCAGTATGAAACCAAGCAGGGAGAAAAGCGGTATGTTACCGAAATTCATGCAGATAAGGTTGAGTTCTTCTCTTTCGGCAGTAAACGGGAGGATAATCAGCGCCAGAATACTACCAGTCAACCGGCACAACCTGAACCAACCAAAGAAGACCTACCATTCTAAAAACACGAGAGGCAACGCCCGCACTACCAGACCGTCACCCCTCTACACGATTATAGTACAAATATACTACTTACTTTTAAATTAATCGTGCTATGTTTAGTAAAATTGCAGAAATAAAATCTATCCGGGAACAAAAGTCTCGTTTGTCAGAGAGAGAGAAAGAGCTAACAGAACCTACATTAACCGACCTTGATATGATAGGGCAGCTTTGGGAGTGGTTTAGGGAGATTATTTCCGATCGAGATTGCCCTGGTAGGGTAGAAAGTGCTTACCAAAGAAAGAAGTTCATTTTTATAGTTCTTTTTCTCTTTGCTCCTAGTGTGTTGGCTGGTGGGCGGATGCCAAATGGCCTGCGGGATAAGATTGCAGAGGCGATCGATTTGAAGGATATAACATTCATTTCTCACAATATAGAGACAATTGTATTTCTTCGTCAAAAGGATAAATATTTCAGAAGGGATATAGAATGGATGTACGGGGAGATAATCAAAAGGATAAAGCCGGGGGATTAGGCCGGCTTATCTGATTTTCTTTTAAGTTCAACGACTCTACCCAATTGGAAGGCTATAACCCAAAAAGCATATAAATTTGAGCGAATCATCTCTGGAACGAATTTAAATCCAATCACTTCAACAATTGCTGTATCACGCTCTTTGGCGTAACCGACGGCTAAAGCCAGATATTTATATTGCTTCGGCATGAATGGGAACTTTCCGTTGTTGTAATCGTCAACAAAATATTCTTTTCCTGGTTTTGTAACTTTTGGATTAAGTACATACTTACCGTCTTCACCTTTCAATAAATACCTGTTTGCAGTGATACCTTCTTTGATTTCTCGAAATTCTTCTTTCTTTGTCCCTCCAATAATTTGGTCGAAGTAAACCTGCTTGATCGGGAGATAAAGAGTGTTTTCTTTAGTTGGCAGATCCATATTATTCGTTTTTGCTTTCTGAATTATAGTGTTCGCGGATGCAGTCGTTAATGAAGCGATTTTTGTTTGTCTTAGATGAAATGTACTCATATAAATCTAAATCAAGCCTGACTGATATCGCTTTTTGATTTAAACCCTTCGGTTTACCTGCACCTTCTCGTTTACCGCCTGAACGCCCTTTAAGTCCTACCATATAATTATCTTTTTTGCAAAGATCACTGTTTAAATGAGTATATACAAATATCAAATGTTAAAGTAGTGTTAAATCTGAAAATGTATATACAAATATCAAATAAAGCACGTATGTTTGCAATACAAAAATCAAACGGATTAATAACAATTAAGAGATATACGATATGAAGACTTTGGTAAGCGATTACAGAAAAGAGATTAAAGATGCGATGAAGCAGGTAAGAGAAGCCTTGAAGCAGATTGAAGAAGCTGAAAAGCTGCAAGAGGTTGTAAGAAACAACAGAGAGTATGACAAGGCGAAGAAAGATGCTCAAGAAGCTTCAATCAGCATGATGTTAGCTCTTGAAGAAGCGGTACGATTGGCTTCTGTAATAGGCTGTAGTAGCGGTTTGTATGATATCCACAAGTATCACAAGGTTGTAGAACTTGATTTAAGAGATTCAAACAAGTAGATTTAACCAGCAGGGCGAAAGCCCTGCGCAATATAGAAGATTATGAATACAAAAGAAATAGAAATTGGTTTGAGGTTTAGAGTTTCAGGTGATTTAGCTAACGGTCACTATGCAGATGGCACACCTTGTATAGTACATGAAGATGTAGTAAGGGTGATAAAGAGAGTCACAGATACTCATGTTATTTGTGAGTGCGGTCGTAGATTTATTATTAATGATAATCTCAAAATCGAGAAGTTCTAAGTTTAACCGGTAGCCTTCGGGCTACCACAATACACACGGTTATCAAAGGCCGTCTGAACCACTTTAGAGGCAGCTTTTATTTAATTACCCACAATTGGCGAGTTGTGGGTAACGAGATAGATAGATTTATATTTTAAAAATAAATGAGCGATAAATTTGTGATATGAAAATAAAATGTTCTTCGTGGCTGTCGAACAGATAAAGATATTAAGAAGCTCTATTCGAGTAGTTATCAGACAGCCACAAAATTGATAGCGAAAGGGTAGAGCTTTGTTTTTTTCTAATTTACAACATGGATTATTGCAAAGCGAATTATAGCTTCGCATTGGTAGCGACGGCATACTTCGGGGTTCGAGTCCCCGGCTACCACTTCGGACAAATAAAAATCCCCAGAAGCGGACAAGTCCGAACCGCTAATGGGGATAAACATTAAACAGTTGCAAATATAATTATTATGAAGCAATTATCAAAATCAAGTACAAGCGAAGAAATAAAAATGTATTTCAACGCTATTTTAAAGTTGGCGAAAGCGAGTGAGGAATTTCCGGTTAACTTCGATGAAGTTTGGATGCTGGTCTATAATCGAAGAGATTACGCCGTAGATGCGTTAAAGAAAGATTTTATTGAAGGTGTAGACTATGTATGCACTTCGGTAAAAACCGAAGTGGGCAGCAATAAGTTTGAATATGAATTAACGGTAGCGTGTATGGAATTTTTCATCGCTCGTAAAGTTCGTGATGTCTTTGAGGTCTATCGCAAAGTCTTTCATAAAGCTGCTGAACGTGCAAAGCAGTTGAAATCACCTACGCCTACAAAGGTTCGCGCGTCACTCGAATGGGTAAAAGGGGTTAAAGACCTACTAAACCTGAATGATTCTTCAATTCTATCTATGATTAAGCAGGTTGGCGACCCTCTTGGATTACCAACCCCGGATTATACCCAATCAAAAGGTATATTAAAATCTGCTGGTGATCTTCTCAAAGAAAACGGACTTTCTATCAGTGCACAAGCGTTTAATCAGAAAATGATAGAGAAAGGCTACATGGTTGAACTAACACGCCCATCTAGTAAAGGCAGTGTGAAGAAATTCAAGTCAATAACAGGTGACGGGTTGAATTATGGAGAAAATCAAGTGAACCCCAATAATCCAAAGAGCACACAGCCTCTTTATTATGAAGATAAGTTCTTTAAATTATTGACATTGTTAGATTTGAAACAGATTGCTTAGATTATAATGTGCACCCGTTTTTCACGATCCGGGTGCGCCTACCTTAGAGGCGTGTAGAAAGAAACGTGATGCCTGGCTTAAAAACAAATAACCCACAATTAGCCGGTTGTGGTTATTCAATGCACAGGATATTTCTGTATCTTTGGTTATGGCAGTACCTTAGTGGTGCTATCGCGGGGTAGAGCAGTGGTTAGCTTATCGCTTTGACTTGGCGAAGGTCCGGGGTTCGAATCCCTGTCCCGCAACTGATTATTTATAAACAAAATAGACACGATTATGAACGTTTTAACGCTTTCGATTAAACAGAAGTTTTTTGATGAAATTTTAGCCAGTAAGAAAACACAAGAGTTTAGAGAGATCCGGCCTAACACTTCTCAAAGATATGTCCGGTATAAAGTTGGTGACAAAGAGTACAAGCATTTTGAAGAAGTGCCAGAAGATCAAGAACCAGAAGTGGTGCCGGTTGAATACGATGCAATTAAGTTTCTCACAGGTGAGTATAAAGGCACACGTCCATTTGCGATCGTAGAAGTAAAAGGCGCAAAAGTAGAAATCTTGACAGACGAAGATGGCAACGAAATTCCTTACGAACTCGATGGCGTTGAATACGTAATGGCTCAGATCGTTTATGATCTGGGTAAGGTATTAGAAAAATCCAATGTTTAATCATTAATAATTTTGCTGAGTCGGTAGAAGAACTAACAGAACAGGTTTTGCGACCTCTAATTATAGAGGCGGCCGTAGAGGTTTGACGGTACCAGGAACAAACAGAGTTTCTCAAGGTGGTAGATTCATTACAAGAAACCAACAGTACAGAAATGTGCGTGCTGGTTTAGGCATGAGTTCAGGATGACCTTGCTTGAGAGAACATATAGGACGATAGACCTCGTTAGAGTAAAATCTAATGAGGCTATCGTTTTTTGTTCTCTAGGTAAGGACAGTCTTGTATTACTGGATCTTCTTTATCCAAGGTTTGAAAGGGTAGTATGTGTTTTCATGTACTTTGTCCCAGGATTGGAACATATCGAACGCTGGGTGAACTGGGTTAAGGCCAGATATCCAAAAGTAGAGTTTATACAGATTCCACACTGGAATTTGACCTATATTCTTCGATCAGGCATGTACTGTGTCCCTAATCCAAAGATAAAGCTGTTGAAGCTGGCAGATGTAGATAATGCTATGCGTTTAAAGTTCGGCATTGATTACGTGTTTTATGGGATGAAGAAAGCTGACAGTATGAACCGTAGGCTGATGCTGAATACTTATCCTGATTATGAGAATGCAGGTAAAGTTTATCCTTTGGCCGACTGGACACAGAAAGAGGTTCTAACCTACATGAGGCAAAAAGGACTTCCCGAGCCGATCCGGTATTCAAGTAAGGCTTCGGGCGGTATCGGGTTCAATCTTGACTGCTTTTTGTGGCTTCGGGAGAATTTTCCAGGAGATTTGAAAAAGATTATCAAAGCATTTCCTATGAGTGAAAGAATTTTATTTGAATATGACAATGGAATTAAGCAAATACATAAAGAGTGAATCAATTGAACTAAGCCGTTCGGCTATTCGCTTCGCAGACTATAATCCTCGCAAGTTGTCGGACGAATCTCGTAAGACTCTGAAGCGTGGAATTAAGAAATTTGGTTTGGTTGGTGGTATTGTCGTGAACAAGCGTACCGGTTTGACTGTGGTCAGCGGGCACCAGCGTCTGTCTGTTATGGACGATTTGCAGAAGTTTCCCGATAACGACTACCGTATTCGTGTGGATGTGATCGACGTGGACGAAAAACAGGAGAAAGAACTCAATATTTTGATGAATAACCCTAATGCACAAGGTACTTGGGATTTCGATGCTCTTGCTCGGATTGTTCCCGATATTGACTGGAAAGACGCAGGTTTGACCGATGCTGACCTAAACATGATTGGCGTTGATTACCTTTTGCAGACAGAAGAGGAAAGCTCTATTGCAGACGCTCTGTCTGATATGATGGCACCCGTCACCGAACAGAAAGAAGCTGATAAAGCCGCCAAGCAGTTGGAACGTGCCGAAAAGGTTGCCCACACGAAAGATGTCAAACAACAGGTAAAGGAGAATGCACAGAAGCAAGCCGAGAACATGGATGCTTATGTGATGCTCTCCTTTGATACCTTTGAGGCGAAAGCTGCTTTCATGGCAAGATTTGGATATGATCCGGATATGAAGTTTGTAAAAGGAGAAGTATTCTCCGATCAAATAGAAAGGATAGATTGATATGGCAGTAAAATTCAAGCATAAAGAAACAGGATTATTTTTCTGCAAAGCTAAAGGTTTATCTACTGACAAATCATATGGAGAATACAAAAGCCGTGAGCGTTTCTTGAACAGGCATTTATCGAAGCGTGGGCGCATTTATGAATCAGCCACTGAAAAACAGAAAGCCGATTGGATAGGTGAGATGTATGCAGGTGAATTTGAAATAGTGGAGGTGTGATATGACAAATAGTGAATCTCAAAATACAAATAGTCGTGGAGGAAGAAAGCCTAAGTTTGATTATACAAGCGAGGATTTTCTTTCTCTCGTAGAATCGTATGCAAAAAAGGGGTTCACCGATAAAGAAATAGCCTTTGCCGTAGGATTAGCACCTCAAACATTTTGCGAGAAGAAAAGCCAGTACTCTGAATTAAGCGAAGTATTAACGCGCGGGCGGGCGACCATAACGGCAACAGTCCGGGCAAAGTTCCTTGCTATGGCCTTAGGGGGTGTTAAGACAAAAAGTACCACCATACGAAAGATAAAGGATAAGGACGGGAATCTAACAGGTGAAGAAGAAGTTCAAACAGTAGAAGGCGAACTGGCTCCCAGTTTGCAAGCACAGTCGGTTTGGCTCTACCATTACGATGAAGACTGGAGAAAGGTTGAACGCAAGCAGGATGAAGAAACTGACATTCCTACCGACATAAACCACGGTATCAGTATTGATTCCTGGATTAAAGACAAACTGAAATGATAGAACCCCAGGCGACATATCACCCCCTGTACACCGATACGGACAAATTCATAATCCTTGTCACTGGTGGCCGCGGCTCCGGTAAATCTTTCAACGCTTCAACCTTCATCGAACGGCTGACCTTTGAACTGACAGAAGCCGAGAAGATAGTTCATCAGATACTCTATACTCGATATACGATGGTTTCTGCCGGTATGTCTATTATTCCGGAAATGATGGAGAAAATAGAGTTAGACGGAACAACCAAGTATTTCAAGACTACCAAGACGGATATAGTCAACAAAATGACTAAGAGCCGTATCATGTTCCGAGGCATCAAGACTTCGTCAGGAAACCAAACAGCGAAACTGAAATCTATCCAGGGTATCACTACTTTCGTCTGCGATGAAGCGGAAGAGTGGACAAACGAAGAAGAATTCGACAAGATAATGCTCTCCATCCGTAAGAAAGGGATTCAGAACCGGATTGTCATCATAATGAACCCTTGTGATTCCAATCACTTTATCTATAAGAAATACATTGAGAACACTCACAAGCTGGTAGAGATTGACGGTGTGCAAGTTCAGGTCTCCACACATCCGAATGTGCTTCACATTCATACAACCTACCTGGATAACCTGGATAATCTTTCCCCGGAGTTTCTAAAGGAGGTAGAGGATATGAAGGAGAGTAATCCCGAAAAGTATGCTCATGTGGTTATCGGCCGGTGGGCTGATGTTGCGGAAGGAGCTGTGTTCAAGAAATGGGGTATTGTGAAAGAGTTTCCATCTTTTGCAAAGAAAGTGGCTCTTGCTTCTGACTGGGGTTACACGAATGATCCGTCAACAGGTATTCGTTGTGGCATTGTGGATAACCGGCTTTATGTGGATGAATTATTCTATGAGACTGGAATGCTAACAAATGCCATTGCTGAAAAACTAAAACCGTGGGGATTGAAAGTATATGGAGACAGTGCTGATCCCCGTTTGATACAAGAAATCAAGAATAGGGGAGTGAATATCTATCCGGTAGATAAGTTTCCCGGTTCTATAAAGGCCGGCATTGATAAGATACATGAGATGGAGTTGTTTGTTACCGAACGTTCGTATCATATTATTGAGGAACTCCGTAAATATGTTTGGGATAAAGACAAAGACGGTCATTATATCAACTCCCCCGTTGATGCAAATAATCACTGCTTTCGTGGCGATACGCTTATCACAACTATTAACGGAGATGTACCCATCAAAGACATCGAGGAAGGGGATTATGTACTAACAAGAAAAGGCTATAAAAAAGTATTAAAAAAACATTGTAATGGAGTAAAGAAAGTTGTTGAAAAAGAGGTTGTTATAGGCTTTGAAAAACGAACTTTTTTTGCTACCTTAGAGCATAAATTTAATGTAAACGGAAAATGGAAGAAGTACGGAGATTTAACAAAAAAGGACAAGCTATTTATACTGTCACCTTCAATGGAAGAGAATATAATCGTTACCCATACGGGAAACACCCCAATTACTACTTCGATAGTGGGGATAAAAATGGAAAGAAGAAAAGACTTCATCATGCAGTTTATGAGTATTATAAAGGAGAAATCCCAAAAGGGATGGTTGTGCATCATATCGACTTTAATCCACTTAATAACGAAATTGATAATTTGGCTCTCGTATCAAGAGCGGAACACATGCGAATACATGATGAGTTTGGAAAATACAGAGAGAAACACCCCGAACATCTGTCAAAAATCGGATTTTCACGTAAAAATTGGCATGAAAGACGCATCTCTTTTGAAAAAGAATTGCAAAAGGAAAGACGTATTTGTATCGAATGTGGGAAAGAGTTCATTCCGCAGTCGAAAACGCAAAAATATTGTTCACCCTCTTGTTATAAGCATTGGCAAAATCATGCAGAATGTAATAACGTTGAATTTGAATGCGCTGTATGCGGTAAGAAATTTGTTGGAAACAAGTACAGAAAGCCTAAAACCTGTTCATCCGAATGTTCGTTCAAATTGGCATTCAATAACAGACGTAAGAATAAAAAGTGAAGATTATTGCGAAGTGTATGATTTAACAGTTGAAGATATGCACGAGTTCTTCGCTAATGGAGTTCTCGTGCATAATTGTATTGATCCTGTTAGATATTATATCTTGGGACATATCTTAGGCAAGATATTGAAACCAAAAGATAATTCTGGAGTATTTGCACATTAAAAATAAGCGTATGAAAACATTAGAAGAAATATTATCACTCGAAGATGTAGAACGTAAAATCTACTATCTAAAGAAAGGTCGGAAAACTCAGCTTCCGGATCGGGAAAAACTCTATGCTGACTGGGATCCGAATAAGCATGAAATATTCGATAAAGAGAAATATCCCCAGATCGAAATCACCATTGAGCAAGAGAGAACAGAATATGATGAAAAGAGTGGTAAGTCCGCTACTATTCCTGCCAAGAAAAAGAAGGTAGACCCGAATAGGATTGCCCTTCCTCTTGAACAGGATATCGTAAACATCCAAACGGCTTTCACAGTCGGCACCGAACCAAAGATGGATTGTACCCCGGATGAATCAGAGAAAGGTCTCTTTGAGGCTTTGAAACAGGTCTTGAAGAAGAACAAAATCAAATATCAGAACCGGAAGATTGTTCGTGCCTGGCTTTCAGAACAGGAGTGTGCCGAATATTGGTACGTGACAAAAGACGATGGCTTCTGGGCTAAGTTGAAAGCGAAAGTCGCTAATCTGTTTGGCAAGTCCATGCCTCAGTATAAATTACGTAGTGTCCTGTGGTCTCCGTTTCGAGGGGATAAGCTATACCCGTTCTTGGATGATAGCGGTGATATGGTAGCCTTCTCCCGCGAGTACAAGAAGAAAGACCTGGACGATCACGAAATCACTTGCTTTATGACTGTAACGAAGGACATGGTTTATCAATGGGAATTAGACAAAGGCTGGCAATTGGTTTCATCATTCAAGCATGGATTCAAGAAACTTCCAGTGATATACAGCTACCGTTCGGAAGCATATTGCGATAAGATACATACTATCCGCGTGCGTTTGGAAAAGCTGTTATCAAGCTATGCCGATTGTATCGACTATCATTTCTTCCCGATCCTAAAGCTGTTTGGTGACGTAGAAAAGATGTCCGGTGAGTTCAGAAACCGTGTCGTACAACTGACAGGAGAGGGGGCAGACGCATCTTATTTGACCTGGAATCAGGCAAGTGATCCGGTTAAAGTTGAATTTGAGAACCACTTCAATCAAGCCTATGCACTTACCAATACTCCGCGTATCTCATTTGAAAACTTGAAAGGAACCGGCAATGCTTTATCTGGCGAAGCTTTTCGATATGTTTTCATGGGCGCTCACATGGCGGTTGAAAATCACTCTGAAGAAATAGGTAGCTTTATGCAACGTCGGGTAAACTTCCTTGTGTCTGCATTAGGCTCCATCAATACGAATTTCGAGAAGGCGTCCGAAACGATTGACGTCGATGTAGAAATTGTTCCATACATGATTGATAACGTTTCTGACAAGGTGTCTACTGCTGTCTCCGCTGTGAATGGCGGCATATGGTCACGACGAGAAGGCATCATATTCGCCGGTAACATGGATCGCATCGACGAAGAACTCAAAGAAATAGAGGAAGAACAAGTTGCTCGGAAAAATGAAATCTTAAAAACAGAACATAAAAACGCTTCTTAGTTAGAAAAAATACGGGGTTTATAATTTAGTTATTTAAAAATAGAACAGTTGGCGGTTGCTCCGGTGGGGTAGCCGCTATTTTTTTAGTGAATATTCTGTTGTTTTATTTGTTTAGTGGTACTAAATCTAGTACCTTTGTCGAAAAGATAAATGAAATGGGGTCAAAAGAAAAGTTGATAGAAAGGTTTCTTGCGCAGCCAAAAGATTTCACCTACGATGAAGTTGTTCGGCTTTTTGGAATTTTTGGGTACTCTGAGGGACATAAGGGTTCTACGTCTGGATCACGTGTTGAGTTTATCAGTCAAAATGGGCAAGATTCATATTTCATGCACAAGCCGCACCCATCAAACATCATAAAGGGATATGTGATGAAACAGTTGCTTGTATATGTTCGTGACAACAACCTAATAGAAAAATATAAACAAAATAAATTATAAACTTATGGGACAGTTGAGATACAAAGGTTATGTAGGCAGTGTTGAATACAGCGAGGAAGATAACTGCCTGTTTGGTAAAGTACAAGGACTGGATAAGGGGACACTAATTCTTTACGAAGGTAATACCGTCGACGAGTTGAAGGCTGACTTCGAGGAGGCAATAGAAAGCTATTTGGAGAGTTGTAAAGATCGTGGAGTAGAACCTAAAAAGTCTTATAGTGGAAGGCTTAATTTAAGAATGACTTCTGAGCTACATTCGCGTGTAGCTGCGTTTGCTGCTAATACAGGAGTGACAATAAATGACTTTATTAATAAAGCATTGGAGAACCAATTAAAAGCAGCACATCAATGATAGATGTTAGAGAATTAAGAATAGGAAATTACTTATTCATGAGGGAGAATATTGTTGCTATTGGTGGAATACCAAATCGTATGTGTCTTCTTATCCCTGGACAAGAATATGCGGTTGATTTAGAACAATTTGAACCAATAACTCTTACGGAAGAACTCCTTTTAAAGTGTGGATTTGAAAAACATACATGGGGAATTGTCACTTATTATAGTCCCTTGTTTGAGTTGGGCGCAGATTTCCATTTGAAGGGCGTCGATTACAATATACAAGTGAAATCCCTCCACCAACTTCAAAACCTGTATTTTGATTTGGGAGGCCAAGAATTAGAAGTAAACCTGTAAACATCTATCTTGCTATATTTAGGCGTGATTCCTTCCGGTTTCGCGCCTTTTTTATTTACTTTCCCACAATCGCCCGATTGTGGTTTACTACCTTCCTTAATATTTCCTTCCAATAAGTGAGCTATCTACTTTTATACCAAAGATTTTAAACGAAAATTCATACGGTATGAAAGAAAAGATTTTAGCATTACTCAAAACCAAATTCCCTGGGGTTGATGAAGCTACTTTGATCCGGATCGCAGAAAAGAAAGCGACCGGTGTAACGGATGAAAGCCAAGTACAGCCAATTGCGGATGGAGTAAGCTTTCAAGACGTGTTAAATTCCTATGGTGATTTCCGGGCTAATGGTGCAGTTTCTTCCGCAGTAACCAACTACGAGAAGAAACACAATCTGAAGGACGGTAAACCAATCGAGAACCCCAATCCTAACCCAGAAGAAAAGAAAGAAGATGTTCCTGTATGGGCGCAAGCATTGATTGATTCTAATAAGAATCTTTCGACTGAACTTTTGGCTTTAAAGCAAGAAAAGTTACAGGCTACCCGTCAAGAACAGATTTTGTCAAAGGCAAAGGAGTACGGTATTCCCGAAACACTTGTTCCCATGTTGAAAGTTACGGATGATGCGGACTTAGATGTTTTTATGAAGGACGCAAAGCAGACTTTCGTTAATGCGGGATTAGCAGAAGTGAAAAGCCCTGAAACAGGAGGAGATAACAAGACCGAAAGTGAAGCTATTGCCGGTATGATTTCGGAGGGTACAAAAACGATTGTTGAACAAAACAAAAATTAATTATGGCAGCAGGTACACATTATGATGTAACTCCGCAGTACGAACCGCAGGAGTTTTACCGTGTTGAAACTGGCGTTAGAAAGAGCGGCCCCTGGAAGTTGGACATTACCAATTTGCTTGTCGGTTCTTTCTTGCCTGTGTTCACCCCGGTTCAGGCTGATTTGGTAAAGCGCACACTGGTTCCGGTTCGCAACGTGAGAGTTGTAGAAGCCTACACTACTGGATCAGATGCTTTATCCATTAAAATTGCAAAGAAATCGCTGGCTTATGTCGGTATGTTTATTGGAAGTGGCAAGAAAGGAGCGAAGGTAACCGCTATCGACAAGACCAATAAGAACTATGACGTTCTGACCATCGAAGCCGCTTTTGGGGAGAATATCGCAAAGGATGCCGTTCTGTTTGAAGCGACCGCAGTAGGAGGCACAGCAAAGAAGAATACAGCAAACTTCGTTCTCTACGATGCGAAGAAAGTTGAAAGCGATGGCGCTGTTCTTTGTACTCTCCTGATGCAGGCCTATGAAGTGAAGGAAAGTAAGCTAATCCTTCCGATCCATGACCTGGATAAAGTCGGATTGACAAGCCGTTTCCAGTTTGAGTATTAATCATTAAAAGTTTAGATATGAATTTGACCATACAAACTTTATTTACAGATCCTAACATCGTCAAGGCGGTGATTGATCGTGTGCTCCAATTGAGATTGGATACAATCTACTGGAAGCAATACGGTGATTTCTTGGAAACTAAACAGCGTGTTTTCAAGACGTATATGGGGACGGTTACAGGTGTTGTTGCCGGTTCTATTCTTGGCAAGAATGACCAGAAGCCGTTGAGAGAAAGACGTAACCTCGGAAGCGGTTATACTGAAATCGCTTACCTGGGTGACCGTTACCAAATGGATATTGAACGCCTGTCGCAGTTGCAGGATATCATTGACAAGTTCAATGCTGCTAACACTGCCGACCAGCGTACAATTTTGCAGGAAATTATAGACTTTATCGTTGATGATTATCGTCAGATCCTGCTTGCTCCGCACAAGCGTATGGATATCGTTGTTCCAGAGTTGATGATGACTGGAAAGTCTGTCGTTTACATGGCGGATAACAAAGAAAACATTGAACTGCTTGACATTGAGTTGCCGTTCCACTTTCTTACTCCGGAAGCCGCGGTAAAAAATATGTTTATCTCTTACTTGCAGCAGGAGATTCAGAAACTTAAAGCCAAATACGGTGTGTTCTCTAAGATGATTATGTCTCGGGGAACATTTATGAAGAACATCGTAGGGGCTTCCGAGTTCGGTGACAAGTTCAAGATGATTCTTGGCGAGCGTGAGTTCATGGTTAATGCAGGGTTGGTGACTGACCAGATGGCCTCCAGTGTTTTTACAGGCATCGGACTTCCAGCGATCGAGATTAAGGAGGATTACGTAGAGAATCAGGCGGGCGAGAACGTGCAGATTTATGCTGATAACCGCATTACCCTGTTGCAGACAGACAAGGTGATGAAGATGCGCCACCATAAGCCGTATGTTATGACCGATCCGGTTCCGGGACGTTCTTATAATACCGCTGAAGGTCAGATGTCAGTATGTAACTATCGTGACGAAGAAGGTCGATACATGGAGTATACCGCTGAGTGGATTCCTGAATTTACTTCTCCGAATAAGATTGTGAATTTCGATTTATCAACCATGAACGCATGACAGTAAGAGATTACATAGAACAGAAGTTTCAGACCTTTGGCATTAACTTGTCGGAGGCTGACCTTTTGGATATGTGTCTTACCTCGAAGATAAGCGGAGAGGATGAGATGAATGAGGATTGCTACGATCGTGTCTCTGTGGCAATAGCGAAGTTCATCCCCTCTCTTTTGCTTCGAGCAACCTCTATCGGAGAAAGCGGTTTTTCTATGTCTTGGAATATCCAGGGGATTAAGGATTATTATTCCTTCTTGTGTAAGAAGCATGGTTTGAAAGATGAGTTGAACACCAATAAACCTAAAGTTTCTTTCCGGTGATGATATTCGCTCCACACATATTGCAGGTTAAAGTGACTAAGCCGATGGACAAGGATGGTTTCGGTCGGCCGATTCCCGGTACCGGTGGTGAAAGCTGGCAGGATGTATGTAAGTGCCGTTGTGATGATGTGAGTGCGGAAAAGAAAGTTTCTATCAATGGTGTTCTGTATGATTTCAAATATAAGGTAGTCTTTGACAAGCCGATAAAGGTTGAAGCAGGTGAGGAAGTCCGTTGTTTGAATCTTGATGGAAGCATAAGAGGGGAGGGGATTGCTAAAAGTCCCTTAGAAACAAACTATTTTCCTTACAGACAGATATGGTTGGAGTAGATTTTGATTTCTCAGATGTTGATGATTTCCTCAATAAAGGGGAATGGGAAGTCGAGAAGAAGATGATTGATGTGGGCGATGAAGCCGTGAAGTACGCAGAGGAACATGGCGATTATAAAGACCATACGCTCACTTTGAGAACGTCCAATGATTATGATGTTGACCAAAGTGGTTTAACTCTGAAAAACGAAGCGGAATATGCTTCATTCGTAGAATCCAAAGGATTTGATGTTTTGAGTGGTGCCGCTTTATATGCAGAGAAACGACTAAAAGAAGAATTTGAATGATAGTAACTACCGACATTGGAAACATTCTTTACCAGGATTGCAAGGCTTTCGGAATAGACATAGTGCCTGACGGTGAAACGCTGACGGGTGAATTGAAGTCTGAAAGGATTGCTATCCACGCGAAGAAGCAACAGCCGGGGACTTATTGGAGAAAGTCTTTCGCGGAAGTGAATCTTTGCGTTCCTGATTTTAGCGAGAGCGAAGCGAATACTATCCGTTTGAATGAACTTGAAAGAGAAGCTATGAAACGGTTTGATAAAGTGGTAAGCTCCTATGACGGTACAACCTATTGTTACTCTATTGATGCTATCGGCACAGAAGCGGAAACAGCTTTAAAGTGTCATTATGTGAATGTGAGGATTTTATTTGAAGTGTTAAATGTAAAACTATAAAATTATGATTTCAGCAGTAGGAATTAAAAAAATCTTGTATGCCGACACAAGTGTAGTTACGGCAGACATTACTCCCGAAATTGCAAAGATTTTGATTCAGGCGGCTATTACCGCTAAGAATGAAGTACAGAATGTGCATGGGGAAACGTGGCAGATTGAAGAATCGGAAGCCTCCGTTACTGGTCACAAGAATCAGTTGAACGGTCAGAATTATCGCTATGATACTACCCCTGGTGACATTACGCCTTCTTTTTCGATTGGACAATACGATTGGAAAACGAAAGCCGATATGATGGGTGGCGAAGCGGTCAAAAAAGGCGGAAGTGGTGCAGATAAAGATGAAGTGGTAGGATGGAAACGTCCGACAGGCAAAGTCGTTATTAACAAGGCTCTTTTCTGCCTCACAGACGATCATGTTTGGTTTATCTTCCCTAATGCGCAGATCGTCGCCCGTGAATCGAATACAGACAAGGCGATTGCCATAGCTGTCAAAGGATTAGTGCAGACATCTAAAGTCGCAGGCGTTTCTTCTGAATACAACTATGAAGAAAGCGCGGTTGGCTCCTTGGTTGCAGAAGGTTAATAGGTAAAATAGATTTAATAAAAACTAAGGGTGGGAGTGGCTTGGTTCACCTTCACCCTTTTTAATTCTAAGAGTTTATGAATCAAGCAGCAGAATTGGTGTCAGGTAGCCTGTTAGGTGAAAGTGTGGCTACGATAATCATTGGAAGGAAAGTATACACCGTCAATCCTCCAGTAATAAAAGTTATTTGCCGCGCTTGCTCGGCTTTTGCAAAGATCAGGCTAGAAGGAGATTATACAAAGTTAAGTGTGATTGGAGAAATACCGTGTAATGCTCCGCATATAATCAAAGGACTTTCTGCTTTGATCGTAGGTGATGTTAAGCATTGGAGGTGGAAGGCTTATAAGGTAAGCCGATATCTACAATCAGCCACGAATAAAGAGTTGAACGAAGCCTGGGAGACTATTTATCCATTAATTGGTGGTGAGGATTTTTTCGCCTATGCGTTTTCCATGAAGAACGCCGTAAAAATGATAGCGAAGGAAAAGTTGTAGGAAACGAGACTATGCTAGGGCAGATCGCTTCGTTCATGGAAGAGCTTCACCTGTCATACAGAGAGGTCTTTGAGGTGATACCCTATCGGAATCTAATCATCATGCAGAAAGATAAACTACATGAGGCCCATGGAGAATTGGTCAAAAAAATATCAGGGAAAGAATTAGCTACAAAGAGAAGAAAGAAATGAGTAAACTATATTTCAAAGTAGGTAGTGACTGGCAAGAGGTTGTTCGTCTTCGTAATGAGATAACCAAGTTGGAAGCACAGATAAAGTCTATGGATGCAAATAAGGCTCCACAGGCTGTTGTTGTGCTTAATACCCAGATGCAACAGGCAAAACAACAGATGCAGGGAATGATAACCGAAGCGGCCAAAGCCGGGGCTGTGATGGACAATGATTTTAAGCAGAAAATCTTTGAAGCCTCACAGGGGGTAAATAGCTTTACCGAGAAGATTATTGCTCAAAAAGCAGTGGTTAAAGACGTAGAAGCTGATGTGAAACGGTTGGGCGAAGCCTATCGCTCTGCTTTGAAGAATAATCCTTTATCCGCTAATAGTAAGCTCTCCGAATATACATCTGCAAAGAAAACACTTAATGAAGAAAAAGCGGCATTGTTCGGACTAACTCAGGAACAGGCTAATGCTCGATTGTCTGTTAAAAAACTTCGGGATGAATACACATTGTTTAAAGACGATTCTCAAAAGATAGTCACCGTAAATGAGGGTGTGGGTGTATCATTTAAAAAGATACTGGCCGGCATTGGTGGAGTGGCGGCAATTAAACATTTGGGATCAGAGATTATCAATATTCGTGGTCAATTCCGGTCAATGGAAGTTTCTTTGAATACTATGATTGGAGAAACAAAAGCAAAGCCTCTTTTGACTGATATTAAGCAATATGCGGCTCTATCTCCACTCCAGTTGAAAGATGTATCTTCTGCTACTGAAATGATGATCGGCTTCAATATAGAAGCAGAGAAAACTCCGCGCTTCATCCGTGCGATCGGCGATATCTCCCGGGGCGAATCACAGAAGTTCAATTCTCTTACTTTGGCCTTTTCTCAGATGTCGGCTGCCGGTAAATTGATGGGGCAGGATCTTAACCAAATGATTAACGCAGGATTTAACCCGTTGCAGATTATCTCAGAAAAGACTGGCAAGTCCATAGCTCAGTTAAAAGATGAAATGTCAAAAGGAGCAATCTCTGCTGAAATGGTGCAACAAGCATTTATTGATGTCACATCAGAGGGAGGAAAATTCTACAAGATGTCGGAAAACGCCAGTAAAGAAATGGCGGGTCAGATGTCTATGCTTCAAGATGCTATTGATAGTGTGTTCAATGAAATAGGTCAAAACAATGAGGGCGCTATTGTCAAGGGTATTCAGATGACAACCAAGCTTGTAGAAAACTATGAGACAGTTGGACGGGTATTAACAGGACTGGTTGGTGTTTATGGAACTTATCGGACAGCATTGATTCTTAACGCTGTTGTTGAACAAGGATTTAATAAGGCTATTTGGGCGAATGTTTCAGCCACAAAGGCTTATACTGCAGCACAGGTCTTATTGCAAAAAGTTCTTAAACTTAACCCGTATATTGCCATTGGATCCGCTGTTGTTTCTCTTGGCCTCGCATTTTGGGCGTTAGCAGATCATACAACAGCCGCAGAAAAAGCACAGGCCAATTACAATAAGCGAAAAGAAGAAGCAGCCCAAGTTGAAGATAAACACAAACAGGAGATTGAAAAACTTATCACTACTGCTCAAAATGAGTACTCTTCATCAATAGATCGGGTCGATGCTTTAAACAAACTAAAGGATGCCTATCCTGGTATCATTCAGAAATATATTGACGAAGAAGGTCATTTAAAGGATATACTTGGGTATAAAAAAGAAATAGCCGAAATTGACGGTCAAAAGAAAGTCGAGGATACCGATAAAATTGTAGCAAACTATAAAGCTAAGATAAAGGCTATTCGAGATGAAATTAAATTTCGCCGCCAAAGTATTGGATTTGATCAGTACATAAATCCTGCTTTCAAAGGTAAATCCAACAGTAGACTTGAAGAAGAAGCGAAACAACTAGAAGAGGATATTAAACCCTATGAAAAAGATCAGCGTCAGAATCGGTTAAACCAGTGGCAAATAGATCTTAAAAAAGAAACGGACGCTGAGATCAAGACTGAACTTGACGAAGCAAAACGTCTGCAAGCTATGCGGAAGAACAATCCTTTATATACTTTAAATATAATGGAGGGTTCTTTGCGGGGCCAGATATCAGATGAAGAGTTGAATACGCGTATAGATGTTTTGCAATCAGAGCTTGATCTTCGATCTCCAAAGTCTGAAACAAAGAATAAAGCCTATTGGGAGAAAAAGAAAAAGGAAGCAGAAGCTGCCCGCGACGCTTTGGGGGTAGAAAAGCAAAACTCAAAAGATTGGAATGAGTATTCCATGCAGATCAAGGAAGCCCAGAAGAATATTGATAAGTATTCTGATTCAAAAACGACTAAGCAAGAGAATCAGGCCGAAAAGCTTCGTAAAGAATCAGAGAAATACAAACTCTTTCTTGATAAGAATAAACACATCCAGGATCGGGCGGAAGTCGATGCTCAGAATGAAATTACTCAAAGTATCATTGATGCTATGGAGAATGGTTCCGCTAAAACTTTAGCGCAAAGAGAACTCAATCACAAAAAAGAGATAGAAGCTATTCGTCGTGAAGGAGAAGACCGGAAACAACAATTGATTGACGGCGCTAGAACTGAATTTCAAGCTGATCCTGTTAATAAAAAAAGAAGCTTCGATCTTACCGAGTTCCTAAAAAACAAATCTGTTCAAGACCAATTTAAACGGATAGATGAGCAGACGGCTAATAAACTGGGTACGAAAAATACTAAATATGTCCGTGGTGATGATATGGTTGAACTCCTTGATGAATACAAAGACTATACGGACAAACGTCTTATTATCGAAAAGAAATTTAATGATGATATTGCTGTACTACAAGAACAACGTAAACAGGCTGAGAAAAGTGGAAACACGGGTCAGGTAGAGCGAATTGATCGGTCTATTGCACAAGCAACGAAAGATAAAGGTAAATCGCTAATGGGATTGGATTATGAGAAGTTGAAACAATCCCCGGAATACGTACGTGCTTTCGAAAATTTAAGACAGACATCGACAGAAACGCTAAACTCCCTGTTGTCCCAATTTGAAAACGCTAAACAGTCGGCGGCTCAAGTATTGTCGCCCGATCAACTTCGGGAATATACTACCACTATTCAGTCAATCATGGATGAACTGGATGAAAGGAATCCATTTCAGGCGTTAGCAGATAGAAAGAAAGAACTGGCAGATGCCGAGAATGAACTGGCGGAAGCAAAGAGACAACTCGATCTTGTAAACGATGGTGGTAAAATTGTTACTGGTGTAAAAAACTCAAAACTGGAAAAGGGTAAGATCAGCTTTGAAAACACTTATCTATCTTCTGCTGATGCACTTAAAAAATACAACGAGGCGAAAGATAAAGCTGCAAAGGCAAGTAATAGGTATCAGAAAGCGGAAAAAGAGGTAGCCGATGTCGTTGATAAACTATTTACCTCAATAAAAGATGTCGGAAGTACGATCGGAGGAACGTCTGGCGAAGTTCTTTCTTTCATTGGCGATATAGGCTTGTTTGTCACAAGCTCTATTAACGCATGGGAGACAGCAGCTAGTGCCGGCTCAAAGGCTGTTCAGGCGGTGGAGAAAGCTTCTGTTATTCTTGCTGTTATATCTACCGTAATACAATTGATGGAGAAGCTTTCTTCTCTATCGAAATCTGCCTATGAGCAATATGAAGCATTTGCAGAGAAGGTTAAAGAGATAAATTTGCTTACCGACGCTGTTAATGAGTATCGCATAGCTGCATTAGAAGCACAACAAGTAGAAAACAACTGGTTTTCAAAGGATAATCTCCAGAATTTACGCGATTATCGTAAGCTGCATGAAGAGGTTGCCAAAGCTTATAAAGATAAAGCAGAAGAGGATCAGGCCACATATCAGAACCAAAAAGGAGGAGGGTGGTTAACTGGTGGACTGAATGGTATAATGAACTGGCTTTCCCCTCTGGGTTGGTCTGGCATGTGGCAGAAGTGGACTAATCAGAATTACAAAGAGGGGACAACCGCAGCAATCGATAACCTTCGAATTGAGACAAGGAAAAAGAGTAAGGGTTTTCTCGGTACTGGCATTGGATCTAAATCTCAAAAAACAGAAGATTTAGCTTCATGGATTAAAAAGCAAAAAGGATGGGAAGATGAAGATTTATTTGATGAAGACAAGCTTATTAATGCAGGTTTAGCAAAGGAGGTTATTGAAAAGTTTGGAGATAAGTTAGTAGGTCAAACAAAAGAAACGCTAGAGGCTCTTATCGATCTTAGAGAACAGTACGATGAGTATCTGGATCAGCTCCATGAATATGTGAGTTCTTTGTATGAACCGCTTGTCGATAATGTCGTTGATAGTCTTTGGGATTGGCTGGATACGGGCAAGGACGCTTTAGATAGTTTTAAAGATTATGCATCTGATACATTTAAAGACATTGTCTCTGATATGATGCGTTCGATAGTTTTAAGTAAGGTTGTAGATGGCTTTGATAAGCAAGTTTCCGATTTATATGAGAAGTATGCTAAAGGAGATATTGATGAACAAGAATTAATGAAACAGGTTGCAGAAAAGACTGGTGAACTTGTCGATAGATACGAGCAGAATATGCCAACGCTTCAAGAGATTCTTGGTACTGTTAATGGATATTTTAAAGATGCGGGAATTGACTTAAAAGATAAAAATGCTAATTCTCAGTCCTCTTCTAAAGCTGTTTCTGTAATGGCTTCACAGGATTCTATTGATGAAACAAATGGACGTCTTACGGGCATACAGATGGCCGGTGAAGAAATAAAGGTTCAAAACGTATCTCAGTCCGAATCGCTAAATATCCTTACTGTAAAAGCTGATGCAATCCTGTCAGTTAATACCGATACAAGGAATATTGCCGATGAAATCCGAACTATTCAGGTAAACTCATATCTGGAACTGCAAGAGATAAGGGAAAATACAGGAAATTCGGCTAAATACCTGAAAGATATTAAAGCTGATATGGCAGAAGTGAAAAAGAATACTTCAGGCCTTAATTCAAGATAAAAATAGGGTGCTAATGTGTGGCACCCTATTTGTTTATTGCTTTGAAAAAGTTAGTTGTATTACGTAATGCCGTTCTTCATTTTCATCTATTTCTCCCATGATTATTTCATTGGAAGTTAGCTTGTAAGAATTTCCATTACGATGAATAACAACATCGCTTTTTGTGTAAGCAAAATAGTCCGAGAGAGAATAGGGCTCTTCTATGGAATCACTTTCATAGGGACTGTTTACAAAAACATACTGAATTGTTTTTTCCATGATAAATTGAATTTGAGTATATAAACAAAGGTACAAATAAAAATTATAAATT